GAGTATCGCAGATCTCTTCCATAGATATGGGAGTAAGTAGCGTAGCAACCGGAGCAGACTTCTGTTCAGGATTTAAATTAACGGGCACAGCACTTCAAGAAGGTGATGCAACGTTTATGGGTCCTGCAGTCGCTCAGGCTGCCTCAAGTGGAACTGGAGTAGCAAATTGTGTAGTCCAAACAAAGACCGCACTAAGTGTAACACCAGGAAACACTATTGATATTCAAGTCGCAGTAACAACTGCAGCAACAATAGACGCAAGCTGCACAATTCAGTTCGAGTAAATTGAACAATGCCTGAAGGCGTTGGATATAACGACTACGAAGCAGACTTTTCCTCAGGGAAAGAAATAACTTATTTAGGTAATGGACGTTGGGGCGGATGGAGTGGAGAAAAAGCACCTGCCTCTGGCTCACTTGATGCATTTAACTTTAGGTCTCCAGACAAACCTCTTATGGCTAACCTGGTCTATGGCGCTAACTTAGATCAACAAGGTGAAAACTCTTACATTGGTGTAGAACTAAAGATAGCAGGAATAACTGTATTTCTAGCAAGGGGAGAGATGACTAATCAAACTGGACAGTGGTTAAACTTACCATATAACATAGGACCTTTTTTAATTCCTAAACGTTCAACCGTTCAAATTATAGTTACCGCAAGTAGTGACGCAGTTGACCAATTCGTAATGTTTAATGGAGAACAGTTTTGACACTTTCGACGGGGCCTACTCTAAACTTCTTTGGTGATCATGTCTTTGCCTGGAGCGGTCAAGAAGCTCTAACTGCAGGGGTCACAACTCTTTTAGACTTTATCTCACCAAATCGTTTCTATAGTGTTGTTACAAACGTCTCTTTCGACTATAGCGGATGTTCTGCAGGCGATGCATTGTCCTGGTCTATCCAGGGTAATGGCGAAGCTCTCCATGTAGCTAAGTTCCTGATCATTGATGCTGGAGTAGGGCCCCAATTCCCTAATCTATACTATACGATCCCACCAAACACAGGCATGCAAGTTCAAGCTCAAGGTCCTACTGGCTTGATGACAGTAGTAATTGAAGGAAAGATGGTGAACTAATGCCCACAAAGAGAGAACGTGAATATTACCGAATGGGATTTAGGGATGGTGAACGTTCTGCCAGAGGACCTGCACCCCATGCACCACTTTATATTGAAGGTACACGGGTTGGGGATGTATTCAAAGAACCAAAGCGTAAGCGTAAACTATCAGCATGGAATAAGTTTGTTAAGGCTAACAGTAACAAACCACGCTTTCGATACGCCAGGTCTAATAAGATCAACCTAAAGAAAATGGCAATAGCATTTAGGAAAACTCCTGCAGGACGAAAGAAGAGGCGATAGTGTACGAAGATTATAATCTTGAACAGCTCTTGATGCGTTTTCTTTTGGCTGCAATAGCAGTACTCGAAGGGGTGCGTTTAATTGGTATATGAAGCAGTTCCAATAGATGTAGAGATCCAGAAAGTGACAGCTGCAGAGCGTGACGCTTTATCCAGGTATAAGATCCATGAAAATATTAATACGATTTTAGCTAATGAAAATGTACCAGTTGTTATTGGTGGTTTGGTTGCTGGTATATTTGCCGTTAACGTGGCAGAAGGCATTATTGAAGATTTGGAAAATACCGTTGGACCAGTAGCTGAAAAGACCAAATCAGCAATACGAGAAACAGTAGAAATTAGACTAAGTAGACCTGCAGTAATTCGCGAAGCAATAGCAAAAGGATTAGGGGCAATACCAACGTTTACAGAATTTAGAGAGGCGGTGACTCGTTAATGGATTTAGGCTCATTAATTGCATTATTGAAATTGGCACAAGATGTCCAAGAACCACCAGCTGGTAAACTTTATACTAAAGAAAAAGCATTATATCGAGCTGAATCAGGCTTAGGACTGTAATGGAAATTACGACCGTTACCTTGATGCTATACTTTGCTGCTTGGACCATATTTTATGCACTTCTAAGCAAATATATTGCCAAATTATCCAAGGATGAATGGGTCTCCTGGGCCAAGAGCAGAGAAAGCGATGACGAGCTTATTGAGATTCTTGAAGGTGTTATAGATGAAATCGAAGACAGGATCCACACAAAACTTGAACAATTCCAAAGTTCCTTCTTTGGCTCAATTGGTGCAGCTAGCAAAAAAATTGATGATGCTACAGGACAAACCACGATCAAAGCGATAACCAGGGAGAACCCGATCATGGGGTTTGTAGCGGATATGTTAATGAAAAGAAGCGGTGCTGAAGGGCTACTAAATGCGGTAAAAGGGGCAGAGCAAGGGTCTGATAAGCCCAAAACACAGCAAAAGCTAGGCCTAGGAGGGCCTTGAACGGCCCAAACCCAGTTCTTATACCCATTTCTACCCCACCTGCCACTTCATCCTTTACTTTTGCTTAAAATGAAAGTCGCTGGTAAGAAAGAAGAGTACCTAGATGGCAATCCAATTTTGCTTAATTATTTTGGTTAGGATTCCCTGGCACTCATAGCACACTGTGACTTCATTGCTGAACTTGTCTGTCTTAAGATGATTCTTTGACTGCAGACAAATGTTACACCTGCGCTTCATAGTATAACATCCAAGAAGTAAGTTCCTTCCTCTGTCCTTGTTAACTTCCATTTATTTTCATGGAAAGCTGCGGATAGCTCCTTGATACCTTGCTCCAATGCAGTTGCCAGATCTCTTGATGCCTGGCTATTGCTTTGCCATACTGTTTCTATTCCTTCTTTAGAAATAGATTCGTAGGAGGGGTGGGAGAAAAGAAGAATGGGATACTTCATCTTATTGCCCCATTCCGTTTCAATCTCCTCTAGCTTGCCGTTGAACTTGATCACGGCAGTCTGACCAGGTGGGACTTCACGCATTACGCTAGTCGCACCAAAGTGGAATTCATTTGACTTTTTCATGTTCTCACCAGTTTAGCTAATGCTTGTGAAATATAAAGGAAGTAGGCTATACCCAAAAATGATTACCTACTTATTTATTAAGGCCTACTCATTTATGAGTATATGGTAGCAAGGCGACGTAAGCGTATGAGACGTAGAGCACCCAGGCAATTTGGAATCAATGTAATTGAGACTGGAGCTGCCCTGGCATTATTAGAGCAAACTTCTGCAGGTTCAGCAATGAAATCTTTTATTGCAGGAGATCTTAACACAGGTTTAACAACTTTATCAAAGGCTGCAAAATCAAATAAGCAAGCAATCTCTAAGACATTAATTGGAGCGTTCTTAGCAAAAGCTGCAGTCAAATCATTTTCACGGGGTTCGCCAGTTCTGGCATCCCTTGGACCAATTAAAGTGAGGGCATAATTTGAGCATCGTCGTAACGAGAACTGAGGCGGGGTTGAGCGCAACCACCAGCTTTCAGAGCATGAATAACCAGTTCGCAAGTTCTGGACTAAGTTTGGTTGTACCAAGCGGAGTATCGCAGATCTCTTCCATAGATATGGGAGTAAGTAGCGTAGCAACCGGAGCAGACTTCTGTTCAGGATTTAAATTAACGGGCACAGCACTTCAAGAAGGTGATGCAACGTTTATGGGT